CGGGCCACAGGAAGGCTCCGTTCACGTCAGGCAACCCCGCCCCTGCCCAGTTTTCTACCCGCTGCCAGTCCACCTCTGGCAGCTTGCGCTTGAGGTATTTGTATACCGCTGTCTCGGTGTTCACTCCTCAAGCTCCGCCAAGACTGCATCTTGTTCCGGGTCCGAAATGAAATCATCGTCCCGCATGCCTCGAACCATGTCGATGGTGGGGGCAGTCGCCTGCGCCAGAACAGGGAAATCCTTCTGGAGTTTTGCGATCTCGGCTAAGACTTCCTCGCGAGACATCTGGTCAATCTTTCCAACCAAGATTTCCTGCCGCGAGATATAAAGACCCGCAGCCTGACCGCGGGCCTTCTCGGCGCTGACCGCAGCAGGATAGTTCCCTTTCTCATAGGCGGCATCTCGGATCCGGGCCAACTGGCGGACGTGGTTATCAAAGGTCACCTCGTATTTCTTCGACAGCTCTTCCTTGATCTCCGCGATCCGGGCGAGGATGTGCGGATAATCCCGGCCGTTCAAGAACCTCGACCCTGCGATGGGCGCAGTCTTCTCGGTGTATCCAGCAAGGCGCGCCGCCTCGGTGCGGGTCACGTCCTCGGTTGCGTAAATGCGGCAGAATTTCTCCTGCTTTTCGGTCAGACCCTTGGTCTTGGGGTTCACAAGGATATCAAGCTTGGGCTTGTGCGTGGTTTTGGCTCTCGCCACGGGGCAACCTCCATCGGTTGGGCAGTGTTCAGACCATAGCAGAACCCGTTCTTCCTATAAAGGAGAGCAGGTTATTGATTGACGATTGTAAATCAATAGGGTGATTCCTCAATGATTTCAAAGACTTTATTGGTCTATTGAAATTATTGGTCTTCAGACGAAAACAGGGTCTGAATTTACCACTCCCCCGATATAGGCCAATTTTATACGTAGTTTTACGTAATGATTTGGAGGGGGTCGGGCCGGAAACGTAATTTTTTATTTTTGCCAATATCACCAATAGGATCAATAAGCTCTTGATCCTGTTAAGGATTCTCGTATTGGTTGACAATTGTAAATCAATAACTCGTCTCCTTTATAGCAACTTTTCAATAGGTCCATGGGCCGTGGACCAAGAACCACCCCCAAAGCCTGGCTCATTTTGGGTCAATAGCAGTATTTCCGTGCAACATTTCTATTTTTACCGTGTTGACACTGTCATAATCCCGTGCCACGATACGCATGTCGTTGGGGGAACGCCCCTTCATCACGAAAGGACCGACACATGGCATCACGTTACGCTCTGTATGTGCGCCGCAAGAACATTGCGGAACAGACCTTCTCCTTCGCCTTGAGCTGCCCCACCCTTGAGATGGCGCTCGAGAAGAAGAAGGAGAACGACCGCAACCTTTCGAACACGGAGACGATCATCATCGAAAGCATGAACCCGAACCACCGGATCGATCCCTACCACATCCATTTCGCCAACAAAGGCGCTGCCTAATCAACCGGGGGCCATGCGCCCCCGACCCTCCCGCCCTCTGATCAATGAAAGGATCACACCATGGGCCTCGACGTTTTTCTCTCAGGTCGCCTTGTTTACGCGAAGGAAGATCCCAGCCGGAATATCGATGGGCATACCGTCGAAGAGGTCCGGGTGAAGCTTGGTTATTGGCGCAAGGACTGGACCCTGCACCGCGCGATGTGCGCCATCCTCGAAGACGAGTGCCACGACGAGATGTCTGTCTCCGCCCGCGACCTCCGCCGCCTGTTGGGCATGATTAAATCGCAGGAGCTGAAGGACGAGGACGGATCGGTCTACACGGGCGAGGGCTGCGCCGACTACGGCGAACGCGACACGCTCGACGTTCTGGCTGATGCCATCGAATGGATTGAGAAGACCACCAACGACGAGTGGCGCGATGCCACCTACCGGGGGAGCTGGTGATGCCCCAAAAATATCCCGGCCGCACCCGCGAAGCGATGATGGCCCTCGACCTGTTCATGGCGAAGACAGGACAGGAACGCGAGAACGTGGAGCAAGGGCTGGAGGACCTGATCACGGACCTCCTGCACCTGTCCGTCCAGCTTCAGATGAACACTCTTGATTCCCTGCAACGCGCGACCCTCGTCTTCTGCGACGAGGCGTCCGAGAAGGAGAAGATCCAATGACCGCCATCCTCTGTTTCGTTTTTGATACGGGCTACTGCCTGATGGACGCGAACGGCTATTTGGTTTGCGCCAACTGGTTTGACACTGAAGAAGCCGCCGTCGAGTACGCCCAAAAGCAGGGCTGGGAAATCACCTATCACGAAGGGGAGTGCTACTAATGACTGAGTTCAACATCACCGCTGCCCGCACCGTCACGCTCACATTCATCGACCAGTTCTTCATTGATGCCGACACCGCGGAAATGGCCGAGGAATCGTTCTGGGCGTGGATCAAGGACCGCCCTGATCAGGTCGTGTTCGATGAGAATGTGATCGCCGAGGAAATCCGCACCGCCATCTACAAGACCGCCCCGTCTGTCGAAGACATCGAAATCCTAACCGTTGAGGAAGCTTGATATGACCGAGATCGAAACACGCTGGACGAAGGTCGCCACTGATGCCTTGGTGGGCCGCAAGATCGTCAAGGTCGAGTATATGTCGAAGGAGAATTGCGCGGAGCTGGACTGGTATGAATCCGGTCTGATCCTCGTCCTCGACAACAACACGTTCGTGGTCGTCCAATGCGACGACGAGGGCAATGGTCCGGGGTCATTGGTCGTCCAATCGATGACCTCTGACATCACTCTCCCAACCATCTCAGCGGAGCATGTGTCGTGAAGATAACCCTGCAAGACGGTGTGTACGCCGCCGCCTATTCGGACGACAACGGCATCTGTGTTCGCCTGTTCAAGACCGAGGAGGGGGCGCTCAAGTGGAAGCAAGAGCTGGCCCTCCAATACTGGGATTGCCACTTCACCGAGCCGATGCCTGTCAACAAAACGCACCGGGAGATCGCCGACCATTATTTCGAATGGGCCACTGAGTATTTTTCTATCGACCTGATCAAGGAGATCAACCCGTGACCCTCGAACCCACCAACGAAGACCGCGCTGATTGGGCGGAGATGTCGATCACCCTTTTCCAAACCCATACGGGCGTTGACCGGGACGATGCAGCCTCCGACCTGATCGCCAACATCTGCCATTGGATGCGCCGTGAAGGCATGGACCCACAAGCGGAGATCGAACGTGCGCTGATGCACTTCGCCGCAGAGGAAGAGGAGGTCGAAGAATGACCGATCTGAAACCCGGCGACCGCGTCTGCTTCTCGCGGGCCTTCCTCCGCAACACCGGACAGTTCACGGGCCGCACTCCGTTTGCTGTCGGATCCGTCGAGGCCTTGGAAGATTTGGGCCATGATCTGGTGATCGCATTCATCCGCTGGGATGACGGGGTCGAAGGCCGCGTGAACGTCCACAACCTGATCCGTGCAGATCGCAAACATCTGGAGCCTGTGTGATGGTGACCCGCCTGTCCCTATTCGTCCGCAATTGGCTGGGCACGACCCCGTTCGAAACCGACAGGGTCATGACGATCCTGTCGGAGCTAGCCGTGGACCGTGGTCTGGACCTTGATGAGGCCACGCCCGCTCAAGTCCGATCCTTGGCCGACGAGGCCTTCGAAATCTACGACAGCAACCCTGAGTATCAGGGCTTCGCGTACAAGCTGGAGGGCTGAAGATGGCCGTCTACTACAACGAGTTCGATCCGTATGCGGCGCAATGGCTCCGCAATCTAATCGGTCGAGGCTTGCTGCCCGCCGGAGAAGTTGATGAAAGGTCCATTGTCGATGTCAAAGCAGACGATCTTAAAGGATTCACACAGTGCCACTTCTTCGCTGGCATTGGAGGGTGGAGCTACGCCCTCCGCCTCGCGGGATGGGCAGATGATCGACCCCTCTGGACAGGGTCGCCACCATGCCAGCCCTTCAGCCCTTCTGGAAGACAGAGAGGGGTCGAGGACGAAAGGCATCTCTGGCCCACCTTCTTCGACCTCATCCGAACCTGTCGGCCCCCTGTCGTCATGGGAGAACAAGTTGCGGCAGCGGTTGGAAAGGATTGGCTCGACGGAGTGTGTTCTGACCTGGAAAAAATCGACTACTCCTGCGGGGCGGTCGTTGTTCCGGCTTGTGCCGTCGATGCGCCGCACAGAAGAGATCGATTGTGGTTTGTGGCCGACACCAATGGCTCACGAGGCGAGGCTTGGTTATCAGCGCAGGATGGGGGACTCGAAAGGATCTCAGAAGTCGCTGACAACGGAAGCCATCGACGCGCTGGGCCTTGGGGAGAATGTCACTGGCTCACGAGTCCAACCGGAAAGACCCGGAGGGTTAAACCCAGCCTTCCCCTGTTGGCTGATGGGCTATCCCCAAGAGTGGGAAGACTCCGCGCCTATGGAAATGCAATCGTCCCGCAACTCGCGGCGCAAGTGATCGCCGCATACATGGAGAAAGACCAATGACAACCGCAGAAATCAAAGACGCACTCGTCCTCGCCGTTCTGGCATTCACCCTGTGGCGCGTGGTCCGTTTAGAGATGACCTTCGCGAAGTCTATCACTGAGCTTGAGCACCAGATCGATCTGCTTCGCGTGTACAAGGAAGACAAGAAATGACGGACGAGAAGACCATGCGCGAAGAAATCATCGCGCACCTATCCAAACGCTACGAGAAGATGCCGGACTGCCCGGACAAGGATCGCATCCTGCATCTGATCCGCATCAACGTCCGATCCATTCCGTATTCGGACCTCATGATCCGTTGGTTTGAAACTGTCGGGAGCAAGTGATGGACCGCGAGAAGCATGCCTTCTTCACCGCCGTGCAGCGCATGGAGAAGGAATCAAAAGAGCGTCGTAAGAAAGACATCGAATCACACAAGCGGCACATGCTGGCGAGTATGTCGGGAGGCTTTGGTCGCAACCAGAAGACACGACCGAAGACGATCACGCTGCCGAAGCTGTCGATCTTGGAGGACAAGTGATGACTGACATTGTTGAACGGCTGCGTAGTCCGGCAAATGTGTTTTACGAATATGCTGCCGACAATGGCGCGTTTTTGCGGGAAGCCGCCGACGAAATAGAGCGGCTGCGTGAGGCGCTTAATGAAATAGCAGCATGGCATGAAGGCCCTATTGGCCCACATATGGATGAACCGGCGGCAGCATCAACCGCTAGATTGGCGCTAAATAAGGGTGAAAGTCATGACTAAAGAAGAAGCATATAAGATAATGG